GTTATATTTCATATTTATTATGGGGCGGTCCAGAAGCTCTAACGTGGTCTAAAAGAAAAGTTGAAGAAATGGACCAACAAAGAGAAATGATGAAAGATATTAAATTTGCTGAATCTAAAATTTCTTTTGATTATGATGAAACATTAACAAAAGAAAAAATAAAAGAAAAAGCTATTGCTTTCATCAATAACGGAATAAACGTTTATGTAATAAGTGCTAGACATAATGCTGATTCAATGTATGAATTAACTGATGAATTAGGGATACCAAGAAGTAGAGTTTATGCGACTGGTTCAAATAAAGCTAAAATTGAAAAGATAAAAGAGTTGGAAATAACTAAACATTATGATAACAATAAAGATGTTATTAATTCAATAGGTTCAATAGGTGAATTAGTTACTTTATCAATTCAAGAAAGATTTACAAGTTTAATTAAATTTTTATCAAATGACAATTCAGCAATTAAATAATAAGTTAACAACATTATTAAAAAAGTATATAAAGGCTTCTAATCACGTTGATTCTGGAAATCTTTATAACTCAATAGAATTTAACTGTTCATTCAACCAAGAGCTTAAAATTAGTTTTAAAACAGCTGAATATATTAAATACTTAGATGATGGAGAATTTTTAAATGGATTCTTCGCATTAGAAGAAACTAAAAAATTAATTGGTGAGTTTATAACAAGTTCATTAGAACAATCATTAAAGATTTAAATCTTTCATATAAGATAAATGATTTAATACAAATATCAATGGTAAATTTGTTATATCATCATATTTTGTAATATCTGAATTTGATAATTTATAAATCACATTTTCCCAACCCCATTTAGTTAATATTTCTTCTTTTTTGATTTGTTCTTGCTCTTCTGGGTCATATTCAACTATTTCTTCTTCAATATCATCTTCATTTATTATAGGTTCAAATAAAAGTTGATATGTTGATATGATAGTTTCTTTAAAATCTAAATAATATTTAATAATACCAAAAATATAAGAAATTGGTAAATCTTCAAAATATTTACTTCTTTCATTTATATCAATAAGATGATAAGGTTCATATAATAAATGACCCCATTCATCTTTTTTTGTTTTACGATATAAGATAGCACAGATTTTAAATATATTATCAATATAGCTTTCGCTAAAGAAATATTCTAAATCAATAAATTCACCTAGTTTTAATTTATTTATATCAATACAAGTAAAGTCATCAATTATTTTTTTAAATTCATTTGAAGGTTCATATTTAAGCCATTTAATCTCATCTATTAATTTAGTTAATTCTTCAACATCTAAATCTTCCCATTTTTCATCATCTGGTAAAGTATCTGTTAATATTGCTAGAATTTTAATTTTACGAATAAAAAAGGATGATTCTTCATCATCCAATTTTTTAAGTTCAACCCATTGGTCAGCATAAATTTCATCCCAAGATTTTGGTAGTTTAATTTCTTGACTCATCTTCAATTAATTTAAAATCTTTTATTAAACGTTTAGCTAAGAATCCAATAATTGGAAAAGCAATATCACTTGTTATTTGAGTTCTAATTAAATCTGCTTTATGTTTTATGTGGGCTTTGTCATATTGCATTTCTTTTTGTAAATCATTTCTTTTATAAATAACAGCCATAATTTCAGCTAAGTATTTATTTTCATTTTTCTTTACATATTCTTCAATTAAAGCCATTTCTTTTACAGTTATTTTAAATGTCTCATCATATGCAAAATATGAAACCCCATCTAAAATAATTTCTTTTACAATTTCTTTTTCTTTTAACTCTTCAAATGTAAAATTAAAATTATTGATGATTTCGATAAAAGAAAATGAATCAAGATTTTCAACAATATCTTCAGGTAGTCCTAAATATATAAAAATTTCAGACCATTTAGAAATATGAGATTTTTCTTTATCATTTAAAATAGATGAAATGAATTCAAATTGTTTAATAGTTAATTCATCTAATGAATTTTTAATTGGGTAAGTTTCACCCTCAAGTTTAAGATTTAGCATAATTTATATTTTTAAAATATTGTCATAGAGTTATAAATTTTATTAATAATAACAATAATTTAAAAATAAATAACTAAATGAAAAAAGAACTACCAAATTTAATGATTACCATTGATGATGAATATTCAAATGGTGAAGATTTAGGTGTTAGTGCTGTTGCTTTTACAAAAAGACCAGCAATATTAATCAAGGGTATGGCTTTCAATAGTCAAATTAAACCTCAATTTTTTAGTGATGATTTAAAATATAGAATATGTGCTCCAGCTATGATTCCTATGGAAATTTATAGAAATGATGAAGACGGAGAATATATGGTAACTTTTACAGAATCTGAAATTGAAAAGATTCATTCAAAGTTTATGTCTAATTATAAATCAACCGATATTTTTAATCTTGAGCATAATGTTGATGAAATTGTCCCAGCTTATATTCTTGAAACTTGGATAGTTGATAAACCGCTTGAAGATAAGGCTTATTCAACATTTGGAATAGAAGTGCCTAAAGGTACACTAATGATGACAGCACAAATAACTGATAAAGATTATTATTACGAGTTAGTTAAAAATGGTCAAGTAGGTTATTCAATCGAAGGATTTTTAGGAATGAAATTATCCGAAATAAATAATAATGAAACACAAAAATTAGAAAAAATGAATGAAACAAATTTAATGTTACCAGCAGGTGAGTATACTGACAAAGATGGTAAAGTATTTATTGTTGCTGAAGATGGAACTATTTCTATTAAAGAAGAAATGGCTTGTGAACCTAAGCAAGAAGAAATGGCGCTTGAAGTTGATGAAACGGCTCAAGTTCAACCAGAAGCAACATCTGGTGAAACAATTACAAAAGAAGAAGAGATGGCTGAAGTTGTTACTGAAGATGTTACTACTGAAACTGCTACTCCAGTTCAAGAAACTTATTCTAAAGAAGAAGTTGATGCGAAATTTGAAGAATTGTATAAAATTATCGCTGAAATGCAATCAGAAGAAGATATGGAAGTTGAAGAAGAACCAATGGAAATGAAAAAAACTGAAATGAATATTCACGATAGATTTTCAGCATTTGTTGCTTTTGCAAAACAATCTAACTAAAAATTATAATAATTTAAGATTGTAACAATAATTTAAAAATAATAAAATTAAACAAACAAATAAAAAATGAGAAATTTAAAATTTGACTTAAACATTGATTCAACCGCGTTAATCAATCCAAATCCAATTGAATTCTATTCTAAAGCTTATATCACTGAAGATGTAGTTGATAACTTTAGAACACTACCAGGTATTAAGTCTAAAACTAAAATCGCTACTACTTCTTTTGCTAACTTGTTAAAAGAATCTAGCTGTGACTTCGTTGCTGGTGACCAAACATTATCTGCTGTTGAAATTGACGTATGTCCAGTTTCTGCATTGGCTGAAATTTGTAGATTTGATGTAGAATCTTCATTCTTATCTCTTCAAATGGCTAAAGGTTCAGGTGCTTCATTCGAAGTTCAACCATTTATGTCTTTCTACTGGGATACTATGGCGAAAGAAATTTCAGCTGAAGTTGAAGAAATCCGTTGGAAAGGTGATACTACTAACGCTACTTATTCAGGTACTTCTGCTTACTTGAAATTATGCGATGGTTATGAAAAAGCTCTTTTGGCTGATGCTACTGTTCAAGATGTAACTCTTACAGCTATCACCGTATCAAATGTTTTAAGTGCATTTGCAGCTGTATATAATAAAATGGCAACTACTAACCCAGCTCTTATCAACAGAACTTCTGATTTGAGACTTTATGTTGCTCCAAACGTTGCTGCTGCTTACAGACAAGCTGTTGCTGCTGGTAATACTCAAGCATTCGTAACCAAAAACTTAGATTTGACTTACTTGGATATCAAAATCGTTGTTGCTCAAGGTATGTCAGCTAACAAAATGGTATTGACTCTTAAAGATAACCTTATCTATGCTTTCGATGGTGAAGGTGATGGTAAAGCTCTTAAAGCTATCAACTTGGAAGATTCAGTTGCTGAACCAAAATTGAGAACTCGTGCTAACCTTAAAATTGGTTTCAAACACGTTAATGGTTCTGAAATTGTATACTTTAACTAATCAGTTTTCAAAGATAAATAAACTTAAATTGGGTGAGTATTGCACTCACCCTTTTTTATAAAAATAATAATTAAAATTTAATAAACTTATATAAAATGGCTTGTAATTCTCTTACATCAATTCTTAAATCTTGTTCAAACAATCAAGGTGGTATTTATGCAGTTTATATCAATGAAACTGATAACGTAACTGGTACTACAGTTGTAAGTTCAGCTTGGACTATATCACAAATTGGTACTACTGCTGATTTTACTACCTTTGAATTTTCAAGAAACGTTGGTTCTGTAAGTATTGACCCTAAAATTGATTTAATCAATGGTTCAACTTATTTTGAAGCTACTGTTAGTCTTGTATTCCACAGACGTGAAGCTGCTAAATCTAGAGCTCTTCAAATTCTTGGTGAAGGACAAAGATATTTAGATTTAATTGTGTTAGACGCTAACGGTACTTATTGGTATATCGACCACGCTCAATTAAGTGGCGGTGTTGAAGAAACTGGTACTGTTAAAGCTGACGGTTCTAAATACACTGTAACTTTCGTAGCACAAATGGATAATCGTCCATATGCTGTTGATTCAACTATCGTACCAGCTCTTATCGCATAATTTATACTTGGTACTCATAACTAAACCCTAGATTGTTCTAGGGTTTTTTTATTATAAGTAAGTTTTTAATAAAACAATAATTTAAAATTATAATAATGATTTATATCAATAAAAATACTACAAATAATTTTGTTTTGACGTTATCTGAAAATAGCAGATTAATTAATCCAAATTATTTATTTGAATTTAAAAATGATTTTATTTTAAATTCAGAACCAATTTATTGGACAAATCCAGATATTTCAAATTATCCAAACAGATATAATCAATTTAAATTGATTGAAGCGACATCTGGTTCAACATCTGGAGGAACTTCATCTTTGTCTTTGGTTAGTGGTCAATATACATATAGCGTTTATGAATCAACTGGTTCAACCTTATCAATTTCAGCAACAACTGGAAGAGTTATTGAAAAAGGAAGAATGGTTGTAGCTATAGATAATTTAATAACAACAGGTACAACAAATAATATTTATTTATAATATGGCGTGGTTTAATTTAAGCAAAAAAACACAAGAAACTAAAGCAGAAGTAAATGAACCAATTTATTCTCAATTTAGTACACCTTTTGGTAAAGTAGGTCAAGGTGATTTAGCTTTACCTTATATTAGAGCATATGGTTCAGAATCATATATTAGATTTGGTTATGATAATTTATATCCACAATTAATTAATCAAATGTTCCATTCTTCACCTCTTAATTCATCAATTATTCAATATAAAGCAAATGCAATTATTGGTGGTGGTTTTGAATTTATTTCAGCTGATAATACAGCACAACAAAAAATAAAAGAATATTCTTTTATCAAACGTAATAAATTTACAAAATTAATGCGTCAATTAACAAAAGATTTAATTATGCATTATCGTATTGCTGTTCTTGTTGACCCAACTGGAAAAGAAATTTCACTTAAAAGAATTGGTCCTGAAAAAGTAAGAATCAATGAAGCTAAAACACTTATAACAGTTAGCAATGATTGGTCACGTCAAATTGGAATGATTGAATATCCTTTATATTCACCAAATCTTAAATGTAAATCAATTTATTATTTTGAAATAGAAGGTGAAGCTGGTGATGATATCTATCCAATTCCAGGGTATTGTTCATCAATGAACGATGCTTTTCTTGAAGGCCAAATGGCATATTTGCAAAAAAACAATATCATTAATAGCATCTACCCATCTTTTGTCATCAAAATGGCCAAAAAATTTGGTTCTGAAATT